TTTTATAACCGGCGGGTAGTGTACTGCGAGGGCGCGCTGAGCTATTTCAACGATTCCTCCATCACCCCCTTCAACTACAAGGGCACGCTGCGCCAGTTTTTGCAGCACCTGATTGACGCACACAACGATCAGGTCAAAAGCAAGATGAAATGCTTCCAGCTTGGCACCGTGACGGCGGCGCTGGGCAACCTTGTGGTGCAGTTCGGCGATGCCGACCAGTACGGCGTTGGCGAGGACTACGGTAAAGTGTGGGACATTCTGGACAAGCTGGTGCTCAAGGTGTTCGGAGGGTATTTTTATTGCAGCTTTGATTCCTCCACCGGCCTGAACGTGCTGAACTATTGCGATCAGGCAGTGGAAGCCAAGCGGCAGACCGCCCAGAAAATCGAGTACGGACGCAATCTGCTCAACTTGAGCGAAACCACCGATGCCACCGACCTGTACACCCGCATCTACCCTATCGGCAACAAGCACACGGTGGACACCTCCAAGTGGTACTACAAGCTCATGTGGTGGCGGGACACCTCCAAGGATAAGCACGAGGAGCGCTGGGGCATCATGGAAACAGATGCCGCTACTGTTGCGCAGTATCTGCCTGCATCGGGCTACTCCTACAACTTGGAAGAGGGCTGGATCCAGAACGATGCAGCCGTGCAGAAGTTCGGCATCATCACCCGCATTGTAGAGCTGGACACCGACAGCGCGAACGACACCTTTGCAGCCGGTGTGCAGGCATTGCAGCAGAACTACGCCATGAAGACCAGCTACGTCATCCGGGCAGTGGATCTTGTGGATGCAGGCTACGACACCGACCGGCTTGATTTTTCCATGTACTCCCACATCGTCAGCACCCCGCACAGTGTGGATGCCGTAATGCTGTGCACAAAGCTGGTAGAGCTGCTGGCAAAACCTGCGCAGAAAGAGTTTACCTTTGGTATGACCCGCCGCACCCTGACCGACAGGCAGGTGGCCAACATGGGCACGACCAATCTGCTGCAGGAAAGCGCCTATGCTTCCGAGAAATACCATCAGGATATGCTGAAGCGCTTGTTTGCCTACAAAAGCAGCACAGACAGTAAGCTATCGGATATCTCCAAGGGGCTTTCGAATGCTGTCGTGAAGATGGGAGATCTGCAGAACCAGATCGATGATAACATCACCAGCTGGTTCTATGCCGGCACTCCCACCGCTGCAAACGAGCCTGCAAAAAACTGGACGACCGACACCGCCAAAAAGCAGCACATCGGCGATCTGTATTACGACAAGCTCACCGGTCTGGGCTACCGCTGGGTGCTGGATGGAAGCACCTACAGCTGGACCGTCATCCGTGACACCGGCGTGGCGAAAGCTCTGGCAGACGCTGCTGCGGCACAAGCCACCGCAGACGGCAAGGTGCGATGCTTTGGCGCAACACCCACCCCGCCCTATGATGTAGGCGACATCTGGATGCAGGGCACCGGCGGCGATATCATGCGCTGCCAGACATCCAGACAGTCCGGCAGCTATCAGGCTGCCGACTGGGTGAAAGCGTCCAAATACACGGATGACACCGCCGCAAATCAGGCAAAGCAGGACGCTGCCGAGGCTGCCAAAACCGCCACGAACTTTCTGGAATTTACGCCGCAGAACGGCCTCATCGTCCGGCACGATTCTTTGCCCGGCAAGCGGGTACAGATCCTGAACGATGGTATCCGGGTCATGGATGGCAGCAGCATGGTCAACATCCAGTCCAACGCCATCTCCATTACGGACGGCATGGGCAGCTGTTCCATCAGCAGCGGTGCCATTACGTTCAACGGCATTCGAAACAAGCAGGAGCTCTGGTATAACAGCGAAACGACTTTTGGTGTCCAGACTATCCGACCGAGCGGCCTGTCCAGCTACTCTGCGCTGCTGATCCTGTTCCGCAGCCAGAAAGGCGGAACGTGGTTCTCTGGCGGTGGCAATGCGGGACTGGTCTCTATGATCGTGCCCGTGAATGGCGTGGAAATGAGCATGGTATACCCATGGAACACCGTGCACAAACGCAGCGTGACCGTATATACAGACCGCATCGTTTTTGGCGAGGGGTACGAAAGAACTTCGAGTTATTCAACCGGTGTCCTCGGCACCGCAACCTACTTCTCCCTACAGTCCCCCACGAACGACGGCTGGAGCACAAACAACGGCATGTGCGTGCCGTACAAAATTTATGGGTTTATGTAATGAAAAAAGAAGGATTTAAGTATCTGGCAAAGGTTTGCTCTGATGGCAGACTGTACAATGGCGCATGGTACCATATCAGCTTTTTGCCCGTACCTGAGCCCAACGAGGCTGTTTTTGACGAATTTCCCGAGACTGGAAACGGCACGAGCTGCAGCGACTATGTATGGGACGGCAAAAAACTAATCTACAGCCCGCCTGAGTCTCCCGCCGCTCCAGTACCTGCAGTGCAGATCGCTGATGACGGAACCGAGGTGACCTACACATGAGAGACTATGCCGCACTGGAAGCGCTCGCCGCCCAAAGCCCCCGCCTGAACGATATGCGTATCACAACGCCAAAGGGCACGCTCTCCATGCGGTCGGACTTTGGGTTGTGGCTCAAGCGCGACTCTCCACAGATCGGCAAAGCGGAAACCGATTCTATGCTTGTTGAGGTGCCCGGCGCAGATTTTCTGCTGGATCTGACCCGCTCGGTGGATGGCAGCGTACACCACAAAAAGCGGAATATCTCGATGGAGTTTGTCTGCGACCGGCCTAAAACACAATGGGCATATATCCGGTCTAGGTTGGAAGCGTTGCTGCAGGGGCAGTGGCTGCGTTTCTACTTTACCCGGGACGGCGAGGTCTGGGCTGGGCAGCTGGACGTAGAGATGACCCCCGGCGAGGATAAAGCTGCCGTAAAAATCACCGCAACCTGTGACCCATGGCCGAAAGACCGCATTCCAGATCAGCCCGACCCTCCGCAGCCGGATCCACCGACGGACACGGCTTCTGCTGTACTGGGGCAGGCAGTCCTTGGAAAAATGATCTTAGGGAGGAACAAATGAGCTACGTAAAACAGAATTTTGTGGACGGCCAGACCCTGACGGCTGCCCAGCTGAACCACATGGAAGCAGGCATTGCCAATGCTGCCGGAACGCAGGGCGAAAAAGGCGACAAGGGAGAAAAGGGCGACCCCGGCCCGGCGGGTGCAAAAGGTGACCCGGGCGAGGGCTTTACCGCCAACGCAAAGGCGCTGCTGCTGAACCTGTTTGAAAATGCAGCCTATAAGACCGACACGATGCAGCCCACCCTGAATGCTCTGCGTGCAGAGTGGGGCGGCAGTGCACAGGAAGTTCCGGTGCAGAGCGTGAGCCTGAGCGCCGTGACCATGACCCTGAACGAGAGCGAGAGCAAGACCCTGACGGCCACCGTGCTGCCCGCGAACGCAACCGACAGGGCGGTGGTGTGGAGCGTTCTGCCTACCGGCTTTGCCACTGTGGCAAACGGCGTGGTGACAGGCATCAAAGCAGGTAACTGCACCGTGACTGCCACAGCAGGCGGTAAGAGTGCAAGCTGCGCGGTAACGGTGGAAGTAGTGGAGACAGCACAGCTGATCTACAGTCTGCCCGGCGAGACCGTGCTGACTCAGGGACTGGACACCGGCCTGAAGCTGCTGGAGCACGCCTCCACCGAGACGCCGCAATACACGATCCTAGTGGATGCGAAAGCGGGGGACGACTTTAATGCCAACACCTGGCCTGCCTTCCTGCACTGCCTGACCGAGACCGGTGATACCGGCAATCTGCCCGGCTTCAACTCCACCAGCAGCCCGCTGAACAAAAAGACCGAGTTTGCCTACTACAACTACGGCGGCGTGACCCTGTCAGACAGCATCGAACACTTCAAGACCCGTACGCGGTATGCAGTGCAGATCGACGGCAGAAAATATCGCGGCGGCAGTACCTACTGCCCGCTGACCGAGTGGAAAACCACAAACGGCACAATCATAGATGTGCCCCAGACCTTCCTGATCGGTGCGGCGCAGAGCGCGGACGGCAGCAAAAAGCAGCAGTTCTGGTCTGGTACGCTGTACCAGTGCAAGGTGTATAAAGGCCTGCTGAGTGACGACAAGGTGAACGATTACATCGAGAAGGGGTGGTAAAATGGAAGTGTTTGACATCAACGGTCAGATCATCAGCCCGCTGGCGGGAAAAACACTGTACGTTGCGGGTGACAGCATCGCCTACGGCAAGGGCAGCGCAGGCGGCTACGGCAAATGTATTGCAGACAAGTACGGCATGACCCTGACCAATGAAGCGGTGGACGGCGCAACGCTGACCCCGAATATTACCGATAAGGTATACGGCGGCACGCGTGGTTGCATCAGCACGGTGGTGACAAACTCCACAGCGCTTGCAAAGGCAGACTACATCCTGTTGGAGGGCGGCGTGAATGATGCCTGGAACAACGCCCCTGTGGGTACCCTGACCGATGGGTTTGCCGCTGCCTACGATGAAACGACCATGACCGGCGCACTGGAGAAGATGCTGGACGATCTGGCAACGAATCACAGCGACAAGCGCGTGGCCTATGTATTCCCGCACGGCGGGATGTTCGGCAGCAGCGAAAACTGGTATAAGACCTACAAACCTGCCATCCTTGCGGCGCTGAAAAAATGGGGCGTGCCTTATGTTGATATTGCGGAGACCACTCCGCCTATGGGCGGCTCCGGCGTCAGCGAACTGGGCGATAAGTACACCAGCGACGGCACCCACCCCAATGCAGCGGGCTACGAGCGGTTTTATGCAGAGCCCATCGCAGCGCTGCTGAAACGGCTGTAAGGGGGCGCACGATGGCATTGCAAGCGTATTCTCTTGCCCGGGACGGCAGCACCGCCCTCTCGCCGCACTTCTGTGTGCGGGAGTTCCGCTGCAAGGACGGCAGCGACCCTGTCTTCATCGACACGGCGCTGGCAGAACTGCTGGAGCGTATCCGGGAGCACTTCGGAAAACCGGTGACGATCACCAGCGCCTACCGCACCCCGGCACACAACGCCAAGGCAGGCGGGGCAAAGTTCAGCCAGCACCTGTATGGCCGGGCAGCGGATATCCGGGTGCAGGACGTGAGCGTGGAGGCTGTGGCCGCCTACGCCGAAAGCCTGATGCCGGACCGGGGCGGCGTGGGACGCTACCCCGTCAAGGCGGGCCGCGCCGCCGCAGTTCACGCCGCCGCAAGGGGCGCACATGCGCGACACGGTGGCGTCCCTGCGGCTGGATTGCGTGCTGGCGGCGGGCATGTCGCTTTCGCGGGCGCGCGCGGCAGAAATCATCCGGCAAGGCCTTGTGCAGCGGAATCACACGCCGGAAGAGCGCGTTGATACCCTGCTGGAAGCGGGCGATTTGCTCTCCATCCGTGGTTTTGGGCGCATTCGGCTGACGGAAATCGGCGGTCGGACGCGCAAAGATAGAATCAGCATCCAATTGGAAGTATTCAAACGGGAAAGGTCATCATAAAACATAAGGAAGCATTAGAAAGGAGAAGCGACAATGGAACAGCGGATTACGGTGGACAGCATTCTGGACAAGAAATTCAGCACGGTGGCGAAGGGCTTCAATCAGCAGGAGGTTGATGAATACCTCGACCAGATTTGCGACGAGTTTGACCGCCGCGACGCGGAAATGAATGCCCTGCGGCAGGAAATTGCGCAGCTGAAGGCGGCGCAGGCGAACGGCAGCAATACCGTGCCCCAGCAGACCCGCCCGGAAGCGGCGACGGACGACAGCTTCCGCGAGATTCTCGAAATGGCGAAGCGTGTCAAGGATCAGACGATTGCGGATGCGCAGACGAAGGCATCCCAGATTCTGGCGAACGCAGAGAACGAGGCCCGTCAGCAGCTGAGCGACCTGACGAAGCAGAAGGAAGACCTGACCGCGCAGGTGAACAGCCTGAAAGCGTCGGCGAAGTCCTACTACGAGCAGGCGCAGAATGCCCTGAACGGCCTGAGCAAGCTGCTGTAAGGTTCATAGGACTTCAAACTAAAAACTTTCGGCTAAAACCTGCTCCGGTAGTGGCGACCGAAGGGGAGTCGGGGGCGATCGCAGAC